GGAACGCCGCCGTGTAGAGCTCGCGGGAGCGGTCGATCAGCTCGCTGAGCTGCGGATAGGTCTTGCGGAGGATCAGCCCGCGATAATGCGGTATGTCCACCTGCCGCAGGGCCTCCACCAGCAGCGCGTCGCTCTTTCCGCCGCCTGCCGCTCCTCCGTACAGCACCTCATACTCCGGCCGCGCCATGAACGCCTTCTGCCGCGGCTGCGGCCTCCAGATCTCAGTTCCTCGCGAGGCCGGACTCATAGTCGTCCGCGATGTCGACCATCTGCTGCTCGTGGATCATGACCTGATAGAGCGATTCCGGCACCTCGACCTCTTCGCCCCTGCGGATCAGATAATTCTTTCCGTTGACCGAGTAGAACACGTCCTGCTCCGCGTCGCTCTTGCCTCTGAGCTTCGGCAGCTTGACTTTGAACTTGCGCTCGATGTTCGCCGCTGTCTTGTTTTCTTCCTTCTTGGTTGCCATGATTATCTTCCTTTCTATTCTATCTCACCGGACACGTCCGGTATGATGATAACTCCGGAGCTCCCGTCGCCTTCCGACTGACCGGACAGCTCCCTGATCGCGTTCCAGGTCTCCCGCAGCGCGACGGCGGCAGCTCTCGCGTCCTGCGCGCTGCCGGCGTACTTGGGATCGAGCGAAAGAGCCGCCTGTCGCTTCGCCAGCTCCATCGCCGCACCCATCAGGATCCGGTTCGCCTCGACCGCGGACGCTATCTGCGATTCCCGGATTTCTGTCCTGGTTTTGTCCTGCTTTTGTCCGGAATACTCCTTACGCTTCTGCGTCCATCCGCCTTCCTTGCACCACGCCCCGATCACCGATCGGGCAATGCCGTGACGCTCAGCCAAAGCCCGCAGACTGTCGCTGCCGGTGATATATTCGGTTTCTATCGCAGACCTGTCCGCGGCCATGGTTTCACCTCTTTGTCTGTAAGTATACAGACTTACATATTTTTTTTCTAACCCCGTAAAGCACAAACGCCGAAAGACCGCCCGAAGGCGGTCTTTTCCTATTCCTCCGGCGGCCGCAGCCTGTTCATCGGGCACGCCTGCCAGATGCGCTCACAATAGAGCTGCCGGTACATGTTCTTCGCGGGGATATCGCGGAAATACACGGAGATCCCCGCGCTGAGCCCCTCGCCGAGGCCTTCACAGAGCAGATGCCTCTTCTTCTCGCCCTTAAAATACGGACATACGATATTGACCTCCGTGTACTCCATGACTCACTCCTTTCTTTAATCTTCGTTCTTCCACCATCCGACGGACTGTTCGCCTGTGACGGAGTTAGTGAGTATCTGAACCGTGCAGTTCTCGATGATCTCTTCTCTGTCGTAGATCATCCCTTCCTCCGTCTCCGGCTTCACCCTTCTTTTGATCTCCTCGCGCAGCAGCGGCAGATCCTCGTCGAACAGATGAGTCCGCTGAAGACGTGAATCCTGTGCGAAGAGGTCGAGCAGCTCATCGACCGTCTTCTTCTTCAGCCCCTCGCGCCAGACGAGGCGCTCGAACTCCTCACTCATGGCGTGTCCTCCGGCGCGTAGTCGTTGATCTCGATCTCGACGGAGCCTTCGCCCAGCTTCCACTTCTTCTCGACGAGGAGAAACGTCACCTGAGCGTCGTCGTACCAGTATCCGACCTTCGTAAGTTGATCGAGGAGACACTTGACCATGTTGTCCAGGTCCGGCCGCGTCTCCTTCGGTTTGCCGTCGTCCTTACGGCGCCGCGTCATGAAATTGAACGTGATGCAGCAGCTCACCGGACCGGAGAACGGGAGCGGATGCTTCTTGACGAGATCGACGTAGGCGCGCTTCAGGAAGAAGGCGTACTCCTCCTCGGCCTGACGGTACTCGGGCGTGTGGAAGACCGCTCCCGTCTGCCGGTTGAATCTCTTGCCCTGGGCCGTCGCTCTGGGCGGCTCCAGAGGCAGCTCTATCGTGACGTTCATCTTCCCGCCCCCGCTATGGCTTCCGCCGTCTTCTTCGCGAGCGCCAGCATATAGAACTGCTTTTCCTGCCCGTCGGGGAAGATGAGATAGTACGTCGTGTGATGCCACGTTCCGCTCCTGCCGGAGTGCGGTATGGCTGCCTTCCGGCTCTCGACGGCGTATCCTGTGCCCTTCAGCTCGTATCTGATGGTCTGGGTGCCGTCCTCGTGCTTGACGTTGCTTACCGTTTCCCACGTCATCATCTCATCCCCTCTCCCAGTCCGTGCCGTGCTTCTCGATGATCGCCTTGAAGTCCTGCACGTCGTGCGGTCTGATCTTCGCCTTGCCGTCCTCCCAGCCGATATGCATCAACTCGTGCATCATCAGCAGCTCGTGCTTTTCTTCCGGCACGTCGTTCTTGTAGAACGTGATGATGAAGTCGAAGGGGATGAGCTCGGCGTACTTGTCTTTGACCTTCTCGCAGTCCGCGTTCACCTGCATCCCGGGTTTGAATTTCTTCTCGTCGCTCGTGAGATACGCGATCTCTATCCCGAGCTCGGGGATGAAAGAGAACATATCCGGGTGATCTTTGATGACCTTCTCGCCCAGCGCCCTGAGTCTTTCGCTTTTTTCGTACATAGTTATACCTCCTCGATATAGTGGGGTGAGGGGCAGAGCCCCTCCCTCAATTGCTAATTGCACATTGCTAATTGCACATTGTTCAGAACGGCAGCATGTCGTCGTCCGGCGCGGGCGCCGGCGCGATGCTCGTCGTGCCGTTGGTCCTCGGCGCGGCTCCTCCCGACTCGCCCTTATCGGACAGGGTGAAGCTCGCGTGCTCGACCTGTATGTAAGTCTGCTTGCGTCTGTTGCCCTCGCGGTCGACGTAGTCCTCGATCTGAAGGCTGCCGACGATCTCGATCGGCTTGCCCTTCTGCCAGTGCTGCCCGATGAACTGCGCGAGCTGTCTCCAAGCGACGCAGTCGACGTATGTCGGCGGCTGCTCTGTTCCGTCCTTCTTTTTCGGACGAGGGATGGCGACGCTGAACTTGCAGCGCTCGACGCCGCTCTGTGTGGTCGCGTACTGGGGGTCGGCGGTGAGCCGGCCCGTGATGATGATAGTGTTCATTTTCTTTCTCCTTTCGTAAATACGGGTACTTCTTCGATTGCCCGACGCATCGCGTCGGATATGTCTAAGGATTCGTTTGTGACAGTGTCCTGTCTGTCCTTCCGGTCGGTGTGGCTCTCCCAGAGGTCGGCGGCAGCCCTCCAGTCCCGGATGCGTTCCCATCCCTTCATGGCGTTATACGCATAGAACCTGTCGGGATCCCTCTTGTATCCTCTCTCGGTAAAGTACGCCTTGACTTCGTCCCGAGTGGGAGAGTAAGAGAGGGTATCTTGACTATCTCTTGATATATCTCTTGATATATAAGGATAAGCATCTGGAAATGTTCCCGGTGATGACCCAGGTGATGACCTAGGTGTTGACCTAGGTGATGACCTAGATTGTGACGTGTCATCAAGCGTTGACACTGTTGGGGTCTCGGGCTCTTGTGATATAGGCGATGACCTAGGTGATGACCTAGGTAATGACCTAGGTGATGACCTAGGTGTTGTCTCCTCGCCCAAGAGGGTGACCCGGACGCTCCGGCTGACGTGTTCGACCTCGATTCTCCCGGTCGTGCTCAACACTCTCAAGGCGTATTTTGCGGTATCGTAGGTGAGCCCGCAGGCGGTGGCTATCGAACCGACAGTCGCCGCCGCTTGCCCCTTCTTCAGCGATATGCCGCCGAGATCATATACCGAGTCTCCGGTGTTGACGTGCGTCAGGATCCAGACGTAGACCGACAGGATGCTCGGATTCTTCCTCCACACTGCGCGGTCTACGGACCGGTAGAGCTTGACCCAGCTCTCGTCAGGCATCGCTCTTCGCGGCCTCCTTCATGGCAGCCATCGCCTTCTCCGCGCAGTCCCAGCAGAGCATCCTCCCGTAGGTCTTGTAGGTCTTGCGGGCGATGGCCTCCGGCGTATACTTGCCGTGGGAGGCGATGGGCTCGCCGCAGTCCGCGCATACCGCGAGCGCTTCCAGCCCTTCGGCGGGCTTCTGCTCCGGCGCGGGGGCCTTGACCGGAGCGGGCGCGGGCGCTGCCTCCTGCGCTGCCAGAGCGCCGAGGAGCTCTTCGGCGGACGCTATGCTCGCCGCGATCCCGATGCCGCACATCCCAAGCGCCCTGCCTATGGCTGACGTCTCGCAGTTCTCGATGTAGCTCGTCTTGTTGATCATGCTGGCGTTTCGCTCCTCGCACGCCGTCCCGGTCCCGAGGATCACGCCCTCCGCCGTGCTCACCGTAGCCCTCATCACGCAGCGCCCCTCGTCGACCGAGAGGATCTCCGTCACGATGCTGCCTTCCGGGTAGAGCTTCCGGAAAGCGGTGACGCGCTCGTTGACCTCGGCGTACTGTTTGCCCTTGATGCTGGTGGTCTTGATATCCTTGTTGACCTTAGCTATGTCCTGATAAGTCATTCTTCTTCCTCCTCTGACTCTATCGGTATATATTCGCAGCTCGGATGTCCGAGCCCGGGTAATCTCTCGGACCTGTCGGGTCCGTAGCCCTTGACGGGGTAATACAGCTCGTCCATATCACTTCACCGTCAGGCTGTCGTATGATACGCGTACCGCTCCCGGCACGTCCTCCCCGCCGTCGATGCACTTCGCGATGAGCGTCTTGTCCGGTTCCTTCGTGATCTTCGTCCGCATGAATTCCGGCGGGATCTTGGTCGCGTCGATGATGTCCGTGCGTTTCGCCGTCCTGAACGACAGCGCGACCGTCGCCGCCTCGAACTTCCTCCTGCCCGCGAGTCCCAGCGCGTAGCTGATGTAGCGCTTGACTCTGTCGGCCTTCGCCGCCTTCGCCTCCTTCCGCGCTCTCAGGCTCTTGATCTCGGCGTCGATGGCGTCCTCCTCCGCCACCAGGTCCTTGTACCATTCGCCCAGGCGCTGCAGCTTCTCGTCTATCTCTCCCTCGACCGCGGCGAGCAGCTCGCCCAGCTTGCCCTCGTCGACCTCTCCGGTCTCCTCGTCCGTCGCTGCCAGATAGGCGTTCTCATACGCCTCGGGTATCTCGTAGATGTTCATTTCTTTTACCTCCTTAAGGTTTTGCGTTTTGCGCTTTGCGTTTTGCGCTTTGCGTGTTGCGATATAACAGGTGTGGACGGAGTCCACCCTTACCTGCTAACTGCTGACTGCTAACTGCTATCTGCCGATAGTCTTGACATGTCCCCTCGGAGGTGCTATAATGCGTGTGTTGGGTTTTTCGCATAAACACTCCTCGGGATGATCGCTCTGCTTGCCGGCAGGGCGGTTATTCTTTTGCCCCGAAAAACTCGGTCATGAACTTGTCGTACGCCTCTATCGGCAGCCTGATCAGCCTCTTGCCGATGCGCAGGATGTCCGGGCTGTCAGCCATCCGGATGATCTCGTCTATCACCGGCAGCGCGACTCCGTATCGCACACACGCCTGATCTCGCGTCATGTATCTCGCCCCCGCGGGGATCGGATCGGTGTTCCTCACTTATGTTTCACTCCTTTCATATGTTCCGGGTGCGGGCTTTGCCCGCCCTTTTCTATTCTCTCTTCTCTCTTCACTCTTCACTGCCGCAGGCGTCCTCCTCCTTTCCGTTCCTTCTCGCGAAGTCCTTCGCAGCGGCGACCGCGAGGCTGAACCCCGCCAGCACGCTGCACTCCTTCAGCCCCGGCTTGTCGCTGTACGTCCGCATCGTATCCAAGCGGTCGTACAGGTAGTCGATCAGCGGCGCGTACCTGCCGTACTCGTTCACGATCCCGGCAGCCGACGCCTCTATCGCGTCCGTGATGGTTCTGAGCATATCGTCCTTCCTTTCTCTCCCGGTGATATAAGGGGCTCGGGAGCGGTCGGGAGATCCCGCCCCCGCCCCGTCAAACGCCGCTCGGTGCCTTTCAGGATTTATAGTCCCTCGGCGGCGGTATGACCTCATTCCTGTTCGTCGTCTTCGCAGTGGAAGAATCCGAACATCTCCAGCGCCCAGGCTATCGGCGTCACGCCGAAGCACCCGATGACGACGAGCAGCGCGAAGATCCTCTGCGGATCGCCGTGAGCGTAGCCCGTGATGAACGCGGCGATGATCAGCCCGATGACGACCGCTCCGGATATTCCCAGGAGCCACGCCCAGAACTCGTCTTTCCAAGTCTTCATAATGTACCTCCCGATATTGGTATCTGTTTCGTCAACCTTTAAGCCAAAAAAATTTTACGCGTCTGATCATCCGACAGCGAGAGCAGCCGGGACATCACCACGATCTCGTCGGCGGTGAAGTCCGTTGATCCTGTCAGCTTATTCCGCAACGTGTGCGAGGAAACCCCCATCTTCTGGGCGATAAACCCCTTCTTTAATCCGGAAGCGGAAACCGCGTCTTTCAGTCGAGCAAGGTCTGCCATGTATATACCTCCTTTGTAGCGTCGGTGGCTGACTCGTCAACCACTGCGTCAATAATAGCACAGTGGTTTATATGTTGTCAACCGTTTTTTGAATTTTTTTTTCGATTTTTGTTGACAAGCCAGCCACCATTATATATAATTATAAACGAGGTGAGACAAATGGAGACAAAAAAAGAAATCGGACGCAGGGTCCGGTCCCGCCGAGAAGAGCTGGAGCTGACCCAGCAGGAGCTCGCCGATAGAGTAGGATATAAAACAAAAGGCGCGATCAATAAGGTCGAGATGGGAATAAACGGTATACCCGCGAGGTACCTTCAGGACTTCGCCCGGGCGCTGTTCGTCGACGTCGACTATCTTCTTCTTATGAATGATAACGCGCCGTCCGTCCCCGGCGACGTCCTCCCGCCTCCCCGCACCCGCAGCGTCCCGATCCTCGGGACCATCGCCTGCGGCACGCCTATCGAGGCGGTCGAGAATTACGACGGCGAGGCAGCCGTCCCGGAGGACGTGCGCTGCGACTTCGCTCTGCGCTGCAAGGGCGACAGCATGACCGGCGCGAGGATCAACGACGGCGACATCGTCTATATCCGGCAGCAGCCGCAGGTCGAGTCCGGTCAGATCGCCGCCGTCCTGATCGAGGGCGAGGCGACGCTCAAGCGCGTCTATTATCACCCGGACTCCGTCGTTCTTATGCCCGCGAACCCCGCCTATGAGCCTATGGTCCTCAATCAGAGCACGATGGACGCCTCGTCCGTCCGGATCCTCGGCCTCGCCGTCGCCTTCACGTCCGCGCTGGCATGATCAGTAAGTATACGCGCGAAAAAACGGGATATTACTATACCAATATCCCGACCGGACGTCGGCAGCCGTCCGGCAAGCCTGAGTACAAGAAGCTCCGCGCAAAGACGATAAAAGCCCTCGACCAAAAGGTCGAGGACTATAAGCGAGACATGCTCCTCGGGATCAGCGGCGATAAAAAGACGCTCGACGAGTGGTACGAGATCTGGTTCTCTGCGTACAAGGGATCCTGCAAGCCCACCACGCAGTCCTGGTACGATTCACTCTACCGCACCCACATATCGCCCGCTCTCGGCACGTATACGCTAACGACCGTCACGGAAGCGCAGTGTCAGCGCCTGATCACCAACCTTGCCAAGGCCCGCGCCGCGTCCACCGTCACCGGCATACGCAAGATGCTGTATTCCATCTTCGACGCCGCCGCGCGCAACCGGCTCATCGCCTATAATCCCGCCGCCCGCCTGGACGTCAAAGGCGCCAGGAAGACAGAGTCCCGAAGGGCCCTGACAGAGGAGGAGAGGCAGGCGTATCTCGCCCGGATCACAGCCGAGCGCGAATGTCCGACCGCGCCGTGGGACGTGCCGACCTTCGCCGCCCTGCTGTACTTCTTCGGGCTTCGCCGCGGCGAGGCTCTCGCCCTCACGGGCAACGACATCTCCGACGACACGATCTCGATATCCCGCAGCGTGACCTACCCGGGGAACAACATGCCCCACGTCCAGGACACGACCAAGACCGCCGCCGGCGTCCGCGAGCTCCCGATCCCCGCCGCCGCCCGGACCTATATCGACTTCGCAGCGCTGCGAGCAAAAGGCAGCTCCTATATCTTCACGACCGACGGCAGCTCACCGCTCTCTCTTCACGTCCACACCCGCCACTGGAACAAATTCATCGACGCCGCCCTCGGTCCCGACACCCCGGTGACCGAGCATTTCCTCCGCCACAATTACTGCTGCCTCCTCTTCGAGTCCGGCGTCTCCCTCCCGTCCGCTCAATATTATATGGGACACGGATCGTCAAAAGTCACCCTTGATATCTATACGCACTTCACCTCGCAGCTCCGCGATGAGGACAAGAAGAAAGTCGCGAACTTATAAAACCCTCCGAACGAACCCGCCAAAGCGCCGCCCGGCGCTTTTCTTTTTGTCTAAAGATTGGACACTTGTTGGACACTAAACCCCATTTCCCCGCATTACCCGAGACATAAAAAAATCCGCGAACCCTTGATATACAAGGCTTCGCGGCTGGTCCGAGTGGCGAGACTTGAACTCACGGCCTCTTGACCCCCAGAACGGTCTACAAGAAAACAAACAGAGACAAGCGAAGACCTGCGGAGCCTTGAATATCAACGCTTCGCAGGTCTTCACAAAACAAATATAAACTCCTATAAACTGCTCAAAACACGCGGAAGTTTGGACACTAATTGGACACCTCTTTTGCCCAGTTTGCCACCGCCTTCTCGGCGTCCGCGTACACTCCGCTGCCTACTACGATCTGCCTGATCCTCTCGGCTTCGTCCGTGTTGCCGGCTTTCAGCGCATCCTGATAAGGAGTCTTAAAGAATGACGTGAACGCCGTCCGCATCGCCGACATGGAGTCCTTCAGCGCCGTCTCCGCGTCCTTCCCCTGCGACATATAGACCTGGGCTCTGGCTTCGATGACGGCCTCGAGGATCTCCGCACTGTCCGGGCTGCCTGCGTTGAACGCGGTGACGACCATGTTCGCCGTGTAGATGCTGTCGCCGATGTGCTTGCCGTACCCGAGGACCGCGTCCGCGATGAAGGACTTCGACAGCCCGGTGTCGGCGGCCATCTCCTCGACCAGCGCCTTGTAGCCGGTGATATCTCCGTCCTCGGCGAGCTTCTTTGCCTGCTGCGTCCTCTTGTCCTGATTGGCGTAGTAGGTCCGCAGGCTCTTCTCGATCTCGTCCTCGGTGTAGCCTTCGTCGAGATACATATCGTAGCGCTTCTCGTAAGTGTCGCTTCCGTTGACGTAGTCGCGGTAGAGCTTCGCTGTCCTTGCGGCCTCAAGGCTCTTGCCGATGTTCTTCGTCAGTGTATTCGTCCACTCCGCCTTAAACGCTTCTTTGACGCCCGCGCCGGAGAACTTCGGCTTCTCCGGGTCGAACAGGTAGTCCGCGAATCTCGCCGCGGCGAACACGTCCTTCGTCAGCCTCGATCCCGGCAGACCCGTAAGATCCGCGACGGCGCCGATCAGCAGCATGAGGGTCTCGGGGCTGCGCTTGTCGGGGTTCATGACCTTAGTCAGCGTGTCGTAGAGATTCTTGATCCCGCTGAACGAGCTGCGCTCCATGTCGTATCCCTGAAATACCGAGAATATATCCTTCACGATGGGGATATAAGTGATCGGCAGGAGATCCTCGCCCACGCCGGATCCGAAGCTCGCGAGGAATTTCTCCCAGAAATTCTGTTCCTCGTCCTTCTTCCGGATCGCGCCGATGAGCGAGCTCGCCGCGTTCGCGAGGATGATGGACGTCATCACGCCGGCAAAGACCCTCGCCGCGTCCCCCTTGCTCATCCGTTTGCTGCGGATCTGGTAGATCATGTCCTCGATCATGTTGAGCGAGGTCGTCGGTTCCGCCATGAACGCCGTAGCTTCCTTGACTCCGGTGTCCTTCGCCCTCATGAGCTCGGAACGGGAGAAGACCGAGTCGTAGACCTGCGTCATGACCATCGTCTTGTTGAAGAGCTCCGCGGCCTTGTTCAGCAGACGCTCGCCGGTCAGTCCTTCCTGCGTCTTGACTTGCGTCTTGCACGCCTCCCACATGACCGTCCACGTGTAGTTGTCCCCGAACTCTGCGCCATAGCCCAGCACCGTGTTGGCCCACTCCCGGGCGGATCTTCCCCTGAGGTCGTCGCGCTCGGTCAGGCTCTCGTTGAGCCCGGTCGAGATCATCACGTCAAAGGCTCCTCGCGCCTTGAGCCCGGCTATAGCCGCGTGCTCCAGCAGCTCCTCCCGCGACCTGTTATAATGCGCGTTCGTCTTCGCTGCGCCCACAACGAGGTACTGAGGCTTGATATAAGCCATCGCGCGTCCGACGGACGCCGGCTGCTGCAGCGCGACCGACACGTTGCCCATGACCGCGGCCGCCTTGAAGCGCGATAGCAGCGAGTTCAAGAACGTCGCGGACGGGTCTCCTCTGAGTCCGCCGTTGATGTCGCGGAGGAACTGTTCCATGTACCGCACGTACTCGTCGCCGAACCTGCTCCTGATCTCCATCTGCACGCTCTGGGCGTCGACGTTCGCGCCGGCGTAGCTGCGCGTATTCCAGACCTTGAGCATGTCGTCCAGCGGCAGCGTCATCGAGGCGTACAGGGCCATGCCGTTGACGTGCCTCGCCCAGACCGTGAACATATCCTCCAGCACGACCGGATTGCTCGCGTTCGGGATCCTGTACTTTGTGAAGCCGGGCGACCGGACCGACACCGTATCCGCCCTGTTCGGATTGTTCGGATCGGAGTCAAGGAATTCCTGCGCCGACTTCAGCGGCCAGTACGTCTCGTTCGTGAAGCGGTCGAGCTCGTAGAGCTTCTGCGTCACCGCGTTGCCGTGCGCCGCAAGAGGTCCGGCGAGATACTTCTGCATCCGCAGCGCGTATGCCTTCTGATCCTCCGTCAGCGCGTTTCCGAGCGACACGAAGTCCTGCGCCGTCATCCTGATGTTGCGGCTGCTGACCTCGGGATGATACTTGCCGTCCGCCCCCTTCTTGTATTCCGGCTTCTTGATTATGAAGCCGCCCGCCATAAGGTGATTCGCTCCGCCCTCATCGCGGGACATGAGCCAGAGCGACGCGGCCTGCGTCGCGGTCAGCGTGATCCTGTCTCCGCGTTCCAGCTCCAGCGTGACGGTCTTGTCCTTCGTTCCGCGTTCGTACCACAGCCGGTTGCGGGGATCATACGCCTTGTCCGCGCCCCACTTGACCTGCTGCGCCTCCTGAGCGATGCGCTCCCATCCCAGCTCGCTGTTCTGGATCGCCCAGAACAGCTTTTCCATCGTGTCGCTGCCGAACCTGCGGAAGAAGTATACGGGCTTCAGATTGCGCAGCTCAAGCGACTTGACCCTCTCTATCGCGTTGCCCGCCTTGCCGTCCGGCTTGAGCCTCGTCGGCTTCGCCTGCTTGCCGCCGATCTCTCGCTGAAGGTCTCCGATCATCTTGTCGATAGGCTCGTTCAGCATCTCGCTGTGCGCCTGATTCTGTTCGCGGACGTACTTCTCGACCGCCCTGATGGTCTTCCACAGAGCTTCGAGCTCGTTGACCGTGAGCTCCCTGATCGACTTCTCGCCGACGGTCCTCTTGAGATTATCGATGATCTCAAGCAGCTCCTCGTTCGCCGGCGCGGTCCCCGCTTCTGCCGACTCGCGGTAAGCGTCGCTGATGTGTGTCAGCGCGTCGCTCACCCTTTCGCCGTGTCCGGTATTGTCGAGCTCGCTGAACAGATCCAGCGCAGCTATGACGGTCCGCACCATGTTAGCCGGGATATGCTTCTTCTCGCTCGGATTCTTCAGCTTCCTCGCCAGATCCTCGGCGTGCTTCCTGATCTGCTCGACCCTCTTGGACTTCGCGTGCTGCTCGACCTTCTCATGCATCTTCTTTTTGTGGTAATCTTTGTATTTCCCGAGCCTCTCTTCGTACTTTTCCCGGTCGGCCGCCTTCTGTTCCTTCAGCCTGTCGCTGTACGCCTTCCTCGCGGCGGCGAACCTGATCGCGCCCTTCTCCCTCTCGGAGGCGACGCGCTTGTTCGCCTTGACCTTGTACTGCTGCAGCTTCTCGTCGGCCTTGTCGCCGAAGGTCTGCCGGTACTTTATGTCGACGAACTTCCCGAGGATCTCCTGCGCCAGCTCATGCTGCGCCACGGTCGTCTCGCCCCACGGGTCTCCCGTCGCGGTCTTCGCGACCTGGGAAGCGAGCACCAGAGCCTCGTCCCCGGGCATCGACGTGTCGTTCATCATCAGCCCGTAAAGACCGGACAGCGCCTCGGTGAACGCCTTCTTCGTCGCGGTGATCTCGGGATGTGCCTCTGTGAGCTCGGCAGCGGCCTTTTTTACGTGCTCGGCAGTCAGACGGTATCCGACCTCTCCCGAGCGTTTAGTCTGCCTCTGTGCCTCTCTGAGCGCGTCCTTGAGCGCCATATCGGTGTCGAGTATCTCCCGTACCGCCTGTTCCGCTCTCCTGACGCCCTGCGCCGCCGCGCTCATGTAATTTATCATCAGCTCGCTGCGCTCTGCCTTCGCGACTCTCTTCGCCGCCGGCTCGTAGCTCGTCTTCACGCCCAGGGCCATGCTGTCCGTCGCGTCCTCGAGCTTCTCCCTCGCGTCCTGTATCTCCGTCTTAAGGAACTTGTTGTCGGATTTGGATTTGCGGGACAGCCTTATATCGCTCTCCCCGCGGTTGAACGTCCCGATATTGTCCGTCGCGGATTTGACCTGCGTGTTCTTAAACACGATATACGTATGCACGTTCTCGCGCACACCGTTGACGTATCTGTGCCCGTCGTAATCAAGGATGATCCCGTCGTATCCGCTGTCGTTGTTGATGAAGTAGTCGTCGAGCAGCTCCCTGAGACGTGAACCGTAATCGTGTTCGATCCCCCGCAGCACCTCGAGCTGTTCGTCCCACTGTTTTTCGAGATTCTCGTACTCCTCCTCGCTTACGTCGCCGAACATCTCCCGCTCAATGTCATCCATCAGTTTGGAAACGGGTTCGACCGCAGCTTTGTTCTCGTCTGCGAGCCGCGCGTAGCCGGGTATGTGTTTCCGGTACCACTTATTTGCTTCTTCACGGTTGGCGAAGTGCAGCGGCTTCCGCATCGACAGATAGCAGGCCATCTGCTTATCTCCGTCGATGCCGATATCGTGGTCGTTATCCTTGAAGAAGATGCCGTTAGGGGTCTCGCTGTCATACTTCCCCTGGACGGGATTATCGGTGTTGAATACGGTAAAGTCCGCCGCGGTCTGATGGTACACGATCCTCGGCGTCCCGTCCTCGTTCAGCATCTCCGGCGCGACCTTGGCCCCGACGTTGAATTCGGAGTCAAAACGCTTGACAAACGCGTACAAATCTGCTACATTATATTTAGTGGTAGAAGCATTATATGTGGATACGCCTCTCTTTCGGTTTTTTCCGAAATGGCGCCTGCTGATGTCTTCTGCCACTATTTCTATGTGCTTCAGATTGTGGAACAAGAACTTTTGAGGGTGTTTGGAATCCTGCATTCGGTCTTCCACGTTTATTCGATAGAGGTTTATCATGCCATCAGTGGTTCGACCGAGCGCGTATAATCTGTGATTGAAAACAACGGGATCAGTCTCCGCGCTTTTTGCGTTGTTGTTATGGTGCTCGTGAACCTCGCTGTCCAGCAGGACGGCTTTTTTTATGAGGTCGGAGATCCCGGTCAAGGCCTTAACGGACAGTCCCTCCGTCCCGGCGTGAGATTTTGTGTTCCGTTCCCCCTGTGAGGTTGTGGCCACCAACCATGTAGTATCTGGGTTCTCGATGCCTTCTTCCGACCGCCTGTCTTTTATATATTTCGCGAAAGCGTCTTCGTCTACATCGGGTATATCGGCTATTTCGATCGGAGCGGTATCCTGCGCTCTCCAATCTCCGAACCACGCGCGGAAGAACGGTGACTTCGCGCCCATCTGCTGCCAATACTTATACGCCCACTTGCCCGTCGCCCTTATCTCATCCGGTGTAAACCTGTTGACGCTCTTGCGCTTGAGGATCAATGAATGAAGCCTGACGATGTCCGCGCGCGTGATGGGCTTTTTGTATTCCTCGATGAGCGCGTTCCTGTCCTGCGCCGCGGAGTAATTCCTCGACAGCTTCAGCCCCGACGGCAGGTCGTACTTCCCGCCCTTGACCGTTTTCACGTTCTTCGGTGCATCAAAAGCCGACGGCGTCACCGTCATCCCCGGCAGGCCGTCCTCATCGCGGTTGCTCTTCGCCTGCGTTTCCCGGATGACCTCGCGCGCTTTGTTGTACGCGTCCATATCCGCGTCCTTGTATCCGTGCTTGGCGCGGATATAGTTGAGCAGCGTGTCGTACATGTCCTGCGGATACGTTTCGCCCCTGCGCTCCTCGTCGGTCTTGTCGAGCTCTTTTTTGAACAGCTCGGCTATGAAGCCCTCGTCGAAGTTCGCCGTCACGGCCTTCTGAGGCAGGACGTTGCCTTCCCTGTCGAACAGCTTGAAGTCCAGCAGCAGCTTCTCGTAGCCGGGATTGTACTCGAAATCTCCGTTCTCGTTCACGTTCAGGAACTGCGCGAAACGCGGCACGATGTTGCGCTCCTCGCAGACCTTCAGATACTGCTCAACGAACGTGCGCGGATCCGTGACCCCCTCGGCGGTGAGGACGTCGGTGTAGATGTTGACCATCTTGTCCTCTTTGAGCGCTCCGAATTCCGCCTTTGTGGACTGCAGCGCCGCGTCCCACGCGTCGGTCCTGCTCATTCCCTTGTTCAGGTTCTCGCGGAAGGCTGCTGCCGCCGCGCGGATGTCCTTGACGTTCTTGGCTTGTTTGTCTGTCTGATAGAGCTTGTAGTTTTTCCACCTGCCGACGCCGAGCTGCATGTTCGCCTCATTCGACTTGCCCGAGTGGAAGGGGATGATGTAGTTGACGAAGTCGTCGAGCATCGCGACCTGTATCTGCTCGTCGTTGATGCCGGTAAGGTTGTTGCCCACGTCCGGGTTGTCGGTCTCGTCGACGAAATCCTCGCCGGTTATGTCCATGCCCTCGACCGAGCTGAACACGAGCACTTTTTTCCCGTTCACGGTTTTGAGGCCCGTCGCGCCGTAGGGGATCAGGCTGCGGTTCAGTTTCATGCCCGTGCTCCTTACGAGCTTCGCGAAATCCGGCTGCTTCGTGTAGCCCTGTATCTTCAGTCCCACCGCCGCGCAGTCCGTGATGATCTGGATAAGGTCGACGAGATGGATCGCCTCGAAGTCGCTGAACGAGAAGATGCGAAGACCGCCTTCCGCGTTGATGCGGGCGACTTTGTCCGGACTGTATTTAAGTATCTCTCTCTTGTACTCCGCCCTGCCGAGAAGCAGCCTGCCGGAGTTCTGCCCCCGCGCGTTATTGTATGCTTCAAAGGCCGCTGCGATCTCCGGGTGCTCCTGCTGCAGCTTGAGCCATTCTCTCGAGTCGCCGAAGTCCACTTGTCTGAGGTCCACGGAAGGGTCGGGCGTGACAAGACCGGGCTTGACTCCGTATCTCGCCGCCAGATCTTTTCCGACAGACACGTCTTTTACTTTGCCCTCCGAATTGAGTCTTGTCAGCGTCCTGTTTTCACGAACGGCTGCGTCCCACTCGTTCAGGAAGTCCTTCGTGATCTCGCCGAGCAGTTTTCGCCTGTCCTCGACGAAGCACAGACCGCAGGCGACGACGCGGCCGTCCGCCATCATGTACAGGCGTATCTCGGAATAGTCGTCCGCCGTCATCAGATCGTCCGGCAGCGCCGCCTGTATGTTGTTTATCAGATTCGTGATCGGGAGACGCTTGACGCAGATGTTCGTCAGGTCGACGGTCCCTTGCGGATAGTCGGAGTTTTTCTTGATCGCTACCTCAAGCGGACTGCCCGTGAAGTCCAGCGCGGTCCCTCTCACGGAGAGCGCGGCGGCTTCCTCGGCTCTGACGAACGATTCGGCGCGCGCGTACGCGGCTTCTCTCGTCATGCCGCCTTCTTTCACAAGCCGGTCGGCGATCATCCCGACGAGCTTGCTGCGGTTGACGCGCGCCGCGTTCTCCTGCCCGGTCGAGTACATCCTCGAATGCAGTATCGTCCCGGTCTCCCCGTCGTACGCCATGCCCGCTTCCTCGAGCTTTTTATTGAATTCCGCATCCTGCGAGGCCATGCGGGAGTTTTTTATTGCGTTTTCGCTCTTGACATCCGCCGCGGAATATGATATCTTTCTTATGAGACCGAACGTTGTTCCCCCGCATGGGACTTGAATCCCAAAGGCTTGGAACCAGCGGACGGTCTCTTTTTTGTTTTCACCCAAATACAGTATCTTTCCGTCGGTCAGCAGATTTTCAGCGTCGGAACGGATATTGAACGTCCTGACCTTCGCTATAAGATAGCCGCCTCTGTTCTTGGAGATAACAACGCCCACCATAGTCGGTTTGTCTTTTATGCCTTGGTAACCGAAAACGCTGATCGTCCCGGGCTCTTTGTATTCGGAAATTGCGACCGGATTCGAAATGATACCGGGGATGAGTTTGAAGTCCGGCCCGCTGAGATAATCGCTGTGATCTTCGAGCAGCTTGTTGATTTTGTTGACGTCAAAATTAATTGCCCCCGCAGGCATACCTACACGAACAAGCGGATTCGATTCGTCCAGTTCCCCAATCCTTATAAAAGCACCGGGCTTGAGATTTTCGATCTTGTCGATTTGTCTCCGGAAATACTTATCCTCGGTAAAACCGCCTTGGTTCGTCATCGCAGAATACTTGATCCCGCCGTCCGACTCCGCCCCTGACTGCGATTCCGCATCCCGGATCCCGCCTTCCGAATCGGCTTCCGCGATCGCCTTGAAGAACAGCTCCCTGATGCGCTCGAGCTTCTCGGTCTGCCCCCGCAGCGCGGCGACGGAAGCATCGACTCCGGCGATCCTCCCAAGCGCGCCATTTATCTTTTTGACTAACCTGTCTATCACCTGACGGACCTTCATCGCGCCACGATAGTTCTTCTTCACGAACTCCTTCACGCGTTCCCCGTCGTCGAGCACGCCGAAGCAGGAGTCGCAGACCATCTCCTCCTCCAGAGCGTCGATATATTCACGCGAGCCCTCTTCGGCCCTGCCGTTTCTTAAATACCTCTTCCCGTTCTCCTTGAAGGTATACAGCCCTTCGAGCTGCTCCAGCTTCACGTCGTACGCCGTCACGCCCTTCATCGGCGTTTCCTTCAGCGTCTGCACGACGTAATCCCGCAGCGCGCCCCACGCCTGCGGCGACGTCTGCTTCAGCTGATGCGCCATCTCGTGCGCGACGGTGCGCAGCAACAGACCGCCCTCCGCGTTCAGCGCCACGTGCAGCACGCCGTTCGCCCTGTCATGGAAGCCGTTCGACATCATACCGTCCGCCGCCGTGATGCTCGAGTGCGCGACGACCTTCACGCCGCTCGCGCCCAGGACGGCGTTCATCACGTACAGCTGTATCTTCTGCGCCGGCGTGAGTCTCAGCTGCTTCGCGTCCGGAGCGTAGTTGACGCCCGCCTTCAGGTTCCGATAAAACGCGTCGTTCCTGTCGTAGACGACCGCGTCGTCGCCTTCTCCGAACGTCACCATGCCGTCGTATTTTTCATCCATGTCCGCAAACAGCGACGTCGGGTTCTCCGTGAAGTTCTTTCCCTGCTCGTACGCCATCCTCGCAGCGGACTCGCCGAGAGCCCTCACTATATACGGCGAGGCCTGCGCCGCCGTCTCGAACGGCACGCCGGACACACCCATTGAGAACATGCGCGAATACCCGTTCGCGAACTCCTCGGCGGAAGACGATTCCCCCTTTCCCGCGGCGGCGTTCCAATTATCGATAAGTCCCTTCGCCGCGGTGATCGGAAGGTCCGCCGCGGCTTTATATATATACGCCGAGTCCTCGCTTCCGAACGTCACGTTCTGCAGCGCGACTTCCTTGTTGTCGCTCATCAGCACTACGGCGGAGCCGGTGCCGTTCGTGTACGCGATGCCGACCGTGCGCGCCTGAACGAAGTTGCCGCCCGGGTCGGTGTAGCCCTCCTCGCCGACGTTGAGCCTCGAGCGGTCTATCTGCCTGACTCCCAGTCGGCTCTGCCCGAGCACCGCGCCGATGCGGAACTGAGTCAGCGCCTGCCCGGCGAGCAGAGTCCTGAACCAGCGGGGCAGCTCGTCCTCGCCGGTCTCTTCGTTCCCGGCGAGCTTCTCTACCCTGTCATATTCCGCGAGCGCGTCCTTCGCCGCCTGCGTTTCGGCTGCGTACGCCGCCCAGCCGGCGGCCTCGCCGTTCATTACCGTGTCGGCGAGAGCGCCCGTGAGCAGCCTCGTCGGCTTCGCTCCCTGTTCGGTCAGTATCTCGCCGAAGGCGCTTTTCAGCAGCTCCCTGTACTGCACGTCGGCGTTGGACATCACGTCCGATCCGACCTTGATCGCGTCCTTTCGCGCCTGCTTCAGCGTGATCCCGGGGGCCTCGCCCTTGCTCACGCGCTCCGCGGCTTCGACCAGCTCCGTGACGTCCCCGCCTTTCATGCCCAGCTCCGCCGCGGCCTTGCCTATATCCAGAGCCCTGTTCATCACCCCGGCTGCGGCGTCTCTTATCTCCTGCGCGTTCTCGCCCTCGTAATGCATCGGATCGTCGAGCTTCAGCGCGGCTTTCAGTGCCGGATCGCTTTTTTTCGACGCGCCGATGTCGCCGGTCTCCACGTAATTGCTCATCGCGGTCTTTGTGTAAAGATTGTACATCGCTCCTGCGCCCGCTGTGACGAGCGAGCTTTCTCCCGCTCCCGCGAGACCGCCGGCGACGAAGCTCTCCAGATACTGCAGCGCGAGGTCCCCGCCCGCCTTTTTCTTCGCGTCCTCGGCGGAATTTCCCGCGAGCATATACAGGGAGACGTTCTGATAATAATCCGAATTCGCGCCGTTGACGAATATGTCCCACACGGTGTTGGCGAGGTCGGTCGACAGCTCCTCCGAGCCCTCAGTCACAAAACTGTTTATCGCGTTCCGGACAAAATCTTTTCCCTTCTTCGGGCTCACCAGCCTGAACGCCTTCATGTTTTCGAGCGACACGTGCTCGAACAGCGCCTCGAATACGCCCGCCCCGAGCGACGTGATCATCGCCTGCGCCGTCGGCGAGTTGTTCGCCTTCGCTTCGGTGTAGGCTTCCGTGAATGCGTTTATTCCGAACAGCGCATCCGTCGCGGTCATCTTGCCCAGGATCTCCGTGTCGCCGCCTATGCTTCTCGCGATAAAGGAATCGACCGCGCTGGTCATCGCGGAGTACCCCAGAGCTGCAGCGCCGCCCATGAAGTTTGCGGCGCCGTCCGAGAATCCGTTTCTCTTGAATGCCGACGAGACGTCGTCTCTTATAGTTCCGGACTGCGTCGACGAGACCGTATTTCCGAACTGCTGCAGCACGGCGTAAGGACTGTCCTGTGTAAATTCGACGTCGGGCTTCAAGGCCGCGTCGACCATTCCCGCAAGAGAAGATATCCCGCCGATGAGATTCGCGCCACGAGCCACGAGCCACGCGGCAGCGGGAGACTTCAGAGCGAATTCCGCCGCACCAGCGCGATATTCCTCTGCGTCCTCGTGTTCCAGCACGGCGCTCCGCATGTTTGCGAGCTCCGACCAATCGTAGCCCGTCCTCGCTTTTATTTGATTGTTTCTCGCATCGAGCTTATCTGCCGCGTTTTTTTCCCGCTCCATGCTTTCGCGCTGCAGGTCGGGATTCCCGCCGAGACGCTTCCACGCATCGTGATTATTGTTGTAAGTGTCGATCAGTTCTAAATCACTCTCTGTCAGCTTCCCGAGGATCGCCTGCTGCGCCGTCCATTTCAAGCGGCCGAGCATGTCTATCGCCGCCTGTATTGCGCCGGCCTCCTCTATCTGCTTGTCGGAGGGTTTGCTCGTCCGGTTCCCCGGGACGTACGCGGGCACGTTCGGGTCCCTCGTCTCGGTCCGCCCGAGCCTCGTCTGAAGCTCGGCGATGTATTCATCTATCGCATCGAGGTCGCCGCCCTCCGCTGCGGCCCTCGCGTTCTTCAGCTCGTCGTACAGCGTCCGGTTCCCGTTCGCTATATTCATTAGCTGCGCGTCGTCGAGCGCGTCCGCGAACCCCTTCATGCCCGTGTAGACATTGTCGGATCGGGTGCTCTCCCCGAGCGCCTGCCTGGTTCTGTCCGCGTTTTCGTCGTTCCAGAGCGAGGCGTTCCCTCTGCGTCTGTCCGCCTCCTGATAAAGCCTCTGATTGCGTGCTTTGAGCTCGGACACGACGCCCTCGAGATAGGCCCGCGTGCTCTCGTCCGCGCCGGTCCTGCCGAGGTAGGTCTCCTGCAGGTCATACGTGCCCTTGTCGACCTCGGACAGCGCGTCCATGACCTGCCTCCACGTATCCTCGGAATAGAAGCTGCCGTCGTTCAGCATCTTCTCAGCCGATTCCTGCAGGTCGGTGATATACGCCAGCGAGTTTTTGACCGCCGTCAGCGTTTTCTTCTTGTTTTCATCGGGTTCCCTGTCGATACGAAGATTCCACCGCTTCTCTCCGGATATCTTCGGAGCGCGTCCTTCAAGCTGCCTCTCCTTGAGCGGGATATCCTTTCCCGCTCCGCCGTCCGGATATACGTAATCGAGGTATTCTCCCTCTTTCTCCTGGTACGCGCGCGTGGCCTTCTCGACGTCCTGCCACGCTTTCGTATACTCCTCGCTCGTGTGTCCGGTCGGGTTCCTGATGAGGTCTTCCGCCTTATTCTGCGCCGCCCACACCTGCTGCGCCGCGAGAGCGCTGTCCCAGTTCAGCGCGAATGCTTTTGTCTGCTCCGGCGTCATCTTGGAGAAGTCGATCCTGCCGTTCTCCAGATAAGGCGCCCAGACGTCGGCGTTCGCGTTTTTCTCGAGATTACTGACCGCTTCATAGGCATTTCTGACCTGATCGAGCCCGGACTTTAATCCGTTTATAAGGGACTTTCCGGTCTTCCTTGCGGAAGCCTCCTCCTTCGCCGCTTTTTCCTCCGCTTCCTGCTCGGCACGGATCTTCTGCGACTTATCCCTTATGCGCTGTGTTTTGTCCTTTTCGAAGCTGACAGAGTCGCCGTGATAGAGAGTCTTCGCGCCCACCTCGCCCCTCGCTATGCGTCGCGCGTCGAGCGCGCTGACCGTGCCGTCGGAATCCGCGGCAAAAGTCTTCGCGCTGTTCGCGTTGAGCCCAGCGGCGGTGCGCAGCGCGTCCTCGCCCTCGACCAACGCGGTCGCCTTCCGAGTGGCTTCCTGTTCTTTTGTTCGCGCGGCGCGTTTGTCCGCCTGTTCTTTTGACCCGCGCCAATCGTCGAGCCTCGCCGCCTTGCGAAGGACCGGACCGCCCGCTTCGATTCCGTTTTCTCTTGCGCGGGTCCACGCGTCCAGAGCTGTTATTCTTCCGTCGCCGTCGGGATCGTCCCACGTGCCGGTCAGCTTCTGCTTCGCCTTCGCCGCCGCCTTGTCTTCCTCGATCAGCGCGGTCAGCTCGTCGCGCTGCGACGGCTTGACGACGGAAGTCTTCTCCTCTTCCTTTTCCTTCTTTTGCTTGGTATTGTTTATCGGCTTGCTCGTATTCTTCTTGCCGCCGCCGACTCCGTCCGTACCTTTTACCTGCATAGCGCACCTCGCTTAAAGTCTTCCCCTCCATTATAAAAAACGGCGCAGGTTATTTCTAACCCCGCCGTGATTTTCAATTCCTCATTCCTCATTCCGAATTCCGCATCAGCTTATCCCCAGCGCCGTCTTGAAAGCTGTCTTCTCCAGCTCCGTCATCGCTCCGACGCTCGCCGTAAGGAGCGCGGCAGGGATCACGTGCTCCGAGTTTGTCCACCTCAGCAGCACCGTGTCATAGACCTGCATGGTCCTATAATTCGGATTGGTTCCGGTGCCAAACTGAACGGCGTCGATGGCCTCTCCGTTGTATTCACATACGGCAGACCGACCGATGGCCGCGCCGTGGCTCGTCTTCGCGCCGTAGCCGACGGCTCCTCCGTCACCTGCTTTCGCATTCGCACCGACGGCTCCGCCGCCGTACGATTCCGTCGTGGCGCCTGCCCCCACGGCGCCGCCCGTCGCCGCTTTCGCCGAATACCCGACGGCTCCGCCGCCGTACGATTCCGTCGCGCCGTATCCCACGGCTCCGCCCTGCTTCGAGCTCGCGCCCTTTCCCACGGCTCCGCCGCTATCCGTCGAGGCTCCGTCGCCGAGCGACGCCTTCCCGACGAATCGGTCGTTGATTGCGATCTCCGTCGCCTTGAGCTGCGCCCTGTTGACCTCCGAATTGAGGTAATACAGCGCCGTCATCGAAGCTATCAGAGTCGGATCGGGCTGTCCTCCGCTCAGCATCGCTATATAGTCGCTTATCTTCAGATACGCGGCGATGTTTGCGCCGTTCTCCATTTTGAAGGATACCGGAGCGGTCATCTGCGTATAGTCCGCGCCCGCGGTGGCGAGCACGAAGAAGTCGAAGAAATTCTCCGGGTCCGTCCCCTTCGGATTCATCGGGTCGTAGTAATTCACATCGGCCGCGATGTTCTCCATCAGGCGGGCGAGGCTCTCGAAGGAGCCGCCCACGCGCTCATATTGGATCCTGAGATACAGCGTGCTGCCGCTCGCCCAGATGCCCTCCTCGCCGGATACGTTCTGCTCCTTGAGATGCGAGCAGTACACGGTCGTGTTCGCCGCAACGGAGAACGGCAGCGGACATTCGAATCTCCTGTAGCCGTTGCTTTCCATATCCACCGTCGCGTGCGCGTCGTCCGCGGCGTAGAACAGGTCCGCGAGCTGCTTCGAGTTCAGATACACGGTCGTCCCGGTCTCTTCGCCCGCGGTCGGGGAAAAGTCGTTGTCCCCCACGCCGCTGCCGTAAGCGATCAGCGAGGAATCGCCCGTCGCGTCGTAGACAAGGCCCAGCGGCACGTCCATCACGAGCGGACTGCTCCACGTCTGCTGTCCCTGCGCCGACGCTCCGCCTATCTCGGAAGCGTCAAGGACGGTCGGCGCACCCATGCCCGCCGCTGTAAAATTCAAAAACGGCGCGTCCAGTGCGTTGCTTATCGTTATGCTGCCGTTCGTCCCCGTGACCGTCTGTGTCGCGTGTACCGGCTCCAGCTTGCCCTGCACGGCCGCCGTGAGCTCCGTCAGCCCTATAAGTTTACTCATGTTTCCTCCTATATGAACGGGGCAAGGGGCGCAGCCCCTTCCACACCTGCTAACTGCTAACTGCTGACTGCTGACTGCTGACTGCTAACTGATCCCCAGCGCTTCCTCTATCTCGCCCTGCGTCGCCCTCTCGAAGCCCAGATCGCCGCTGACGTCCGTCACCGTCGCCGGGTTCCCTTCGAGCTTGTATATCCTCTCGCCGGGATGTGTCTGCGTTCCCTCGCCCTTCACCCACCAGTACTTGTGCTTGCCGGCGAGCGTCTGCGTGCTCTCGTCCACGCTCTGCGTGACTCCGAGATCCTCCAGCCAGATGTCCCTCAGCGCCGCGACCTTGCCGAGGGCGTCGTTCAGCGCGGTGAAGTCTTCCTCGTCCTCGATCTCGGCTACGCCCGCCATCCTCGGATCCACGCACACAAGGAACCTCGGCGTCACAAGGACGTCGCCGTTCTGACCGTAGATATAGAAGCAGCACATGACCCTGTGCACCGCGTTTATGTCGGCCCTGCGCAGCGTATACGTCATGATCCACGTATCGTCGCTGTGGACTATCTGAGCCGGACGGTACACGAGCTGCCCGTCTCCTCTCAGACCGTTGAACGTGACGTAAGACGGCGCTTCGGCCGCGGAAGAAGGCTCCCACGCGGTCTCTCCGTTTCTGAGTATCCCGCGAAGCTCGTAGACGTTCGACGAGTCCTCGTCGAGATAAACCGTCTTCTGACTTCCCGTCCTGCTCACGTCAAGGTCGATATTTACCTGAACCGTCATACTATCACTCCATGATCCGGAGAAGAGGGAAAAGAGAAGAGAGAAGAGAAGCGGAACGCTCCGCGTTGCTGTAACGGGTGCGGGCTCCGCCCGCCCTTTTCTTTTCACTTTTCACTTTTCACTATTCACTATTCACTGCGACGTCAGGAGCTCAGTCCGAACGCCGTCTCTATTTGCGCCGTCGTTGCGAGCTCGTCATATGAATCCAGCTTCGTCTTGTCTGCCGCGGACATGAGTCCGGCGGCGCTCGTCGTGGCGTTGCTGTACGTCGTATCCGTCGCGCTGATCGTGTTGCCGGAGATCGTGATGTTGCTGCCCTGCGTCAGAGTGTCCTGCTTCCCCGCGAGAGCGGTATATATCGCGCCGCCCTCGACGGGGTTCTGCCCACCGGACGTGATCGTCGGGTCCACGGTGATGCCCGTCGAACCTATGACCTCCATCCTCGCGGTCCCGCCCACGGTCACCTTCAGGTACTCCGTGCAGGTCGTGCCGCCCGCGTCCGGTACGAGATACACCGTGTTGTCCGCAGCGTCGCCCACCGCGGGGCAGGTCTGCGCGACTTCATACTTCAGCTTCGCGCTGATGAGCGCCGCGAGAGCGTTGTACGCGTCCGAGAGAGCCTTCGCGGTCGTCAGAACGGTGTCGCCCGTGTCGGTATAGACCTTGCTCGCGCTGTCCAGCTTCGCCTTGTCCGCCGCGCTCATGAGCCCGGCCGTCTCGGTCGTGGCTGCGGTGTAAGTGGTGTCCGTCGCCGACAGCACGCCCGTACTGGGGTCTATCGACAGGTTCGTGCCGACCTTGACGCCGCCCAGCGTGTCCGCCGCCGCCTTCGGCAGGACGTAGTTGTTCGCGCCCGCCTCTATGCCGGAGAGCTTCGTCTTCTCGGCGGTCGTCATGATATGGTCGGCGAGCGCCGCCGCCAGCTCCGTTAAGCCTACAAGTTTACTCATGATGTTGCACCTCGTTTATTGTTTTGCTTACAGATAGTATCCGGCCGCGGCCGTACAAATGACCGCGTTCTGCGTGCTTTTCGATATCTCGATCTTGGTTGCTTCGCCTATCGACGTCAGGAACGTCCCGCACGTCGAATCGGTTCCGTTCGTCACGATGCCGGAGCCGAGGAAGTCGACGTACTGACAAGTAAGAGTTACCTTGTCTCCCACGGCCAGCGGATTCGCGAACGTCAGCGTGATCTGCATCCAGCACAGGGAAACATTCGGATAGCCGTCGCCGTAGAATGTCGCGTCGCAGTTGACCATATAGTCGGTGTTTTCCGTCAGCAGATTGTCGTTGAGTCTGACCGAATTAACAAAAGCGCTGCGCGACGCCGTCACAGAGGAAAGCAAGCCCGTATTGTCTATGGAAAGATTGCCGCCGCTTATCTTGACTCCTCCGAGCGTGCCTGAGCCTGCAATCGGCAGCGTATACGCGCCCGCGTTCGCCGACAGCACTCCCGTGGTCGGGTCCATCGTCAGATTGTTTCCGACCTTCACGCCTCCGAGTGTATCCGCTGCGGCCTTCGGAAGAACGTACGCGTTCGCTCCCGTCGCCACGCCGTCGAGCTTTGTTTTATCGGCCGCGGACATGAGCCCCGCCGTCTCGGTCGTGGCTGCGGTGTAAGTGGTGTCCGTCGCGCTGATCGTGCCGTCGCTCGCCACGCTCACGTTCGTTCCCGGTTTCACTCCGCCTATCGCGCCGGACGTCGCGGCGGGCAGCGTGTAATTGTTCGCGCCCTCCGCGATCCCCGCGAGCTTGGTCTTCTCGGCGGCCGTGTAGTCCTCGGTCGAGAGCCCCTTGCCCTCGACCTTGTCCACCTTTCCGGCTATCGCGGTCTCGTTCACTTCGAACCGCGACTTGATCTTCGTCCAGAGATACGCGAGACCTTCCTGCGATAAAAATTTCATGATTCACCTCGTCCGACATAACGGGTACGGGCGAAGCCCGTCCGAAATTGCACATTGCTAATTGCTAATTGCTAACTTGAGTATACGCTGTAGTACACGATCTCCCAGTCGTCGCCGTACAGGTCCTTGTACTTCTGTTTTTCCGCCGCAGACCCTATCGGCTTCTGCGCGCCCGTCAGCGGCTGATAGCTCGACCCGTTCGCTCCGGAAGCCCCGGAGGAGCCGGAAGAACCGCCCGACGATCCTCCGCCCGAATATCCGGAGGATCCTCCGGAGTGCCCGCTGCCCGAAGCTCCTCCGCCGTACCCGCCCCCGTAGGGGCTGCCGTCAAAAGGGTCGTAGCCGTACGTCGCCCTGAAGGCGGCGATCTTGTTCGCGAGCGAGACCTGGTCGCTCTGATTGTTCAGCATGTCCTGTATCTCAAGCTGCTCCGTGTTTATGCCGAGCGCCTTGAGCCCGGAGTAGTCGCCTACCTGCGCGGCCTTGTACGCGTCGTCCAGCGCCTGACGTCCCTGTTCGCTCTTCGTGAGCCGGTCGAACAGCTCCTGCTGTCCGGTGAGCTGCCCGAGCATCGACCAGTCGCCCGCCGCCGCGGCGGTGTTCGCAGCGTCCCAGGTCCTCGCGCTTATCTTGTAAGCGTTGTCGAAGTCCTGCTGCTCCTTCTGAAGGCCGAACTCGTTCTCGTAATTCTGCTGGTTCCTGTCGTCGAGGAAGCGCTGATACGCGTCCTCGAGCTCCTGACGACCGGCACCGTACAGGCTCTCCGCGATCCCGTTGCGCTGCGCCCACTCGTTGAACGCCCTGTCGAGGTCGTTCTGCCTGAGCGTCTCCCAGAAGTCCCTGTCCTGCTGCATCAGATCGTTGAACTGATCGTTCGCTCCGGTCTGCGCGCCGTAGATGCTCGCTTCCTCGTCGGCGGTCTGTCCGCGGTTCCACTGCGCGTCCGAGATGTCGTCTCTCGCCTGCGTGTAGTCGAAGTCGCGCTTGTCTATGCTTCTGCCGTAGGCGGTGTTGTTCGCGTCGACCTGCGCGCCGTAATTGTTCGCGTTCACCGTGTCGTCGCGGCTCAGGAGATCCTTCGCGTCGCCCACGGCCTCTCTCGATTTCTGGTGCTGGTAATCGCGCCTGTCTATCGCTCTGCCGTAGCCGGTCTGGTTCGCGTCCACCATCGCACCGTATTCGTTCGCGCCGGTCGAGAGCTGCGTCCCCAGCAGGCTCTGCGCCCTGTTCATCGACGCGTTCGCGAGCTCGTCGTTGCGGCCTCGGTCGTTGAGGTATCTGTTATATGCCTGACCGTAGAGCTCCGGCAGGATGTTGTCAAGGTTCGACATGGCGTCCGAGTACGCCTGTCCCGCCATCGCGGAGGCGTAGGAGCTGCCGTATCCGCCGTTCATCGCGGCGGCCTGCTGCATCGCGTTCTCGCTGTTCTTCCTCGCCGCCTTCATCGCCTGCTCGCGGTACTGCTGGTAGAGCGCGTCGCCGTTGAGGTCGTAGCTGAACGCCGCCTGACCGTTGAGCTTGTCCTCGGCGGCCTTCACAGCCTGCGTATAAGCGTCGTAAGCCGTTTTGTTCTTACCTTCAAGTACCGACGGGTCGACGACAGACGTGTCGATATCCTCATAGCCGTCCAGCATCTTCTGAGCCTGCGTATAACTGTCCTTATAGCCCGACAGATTGCTGTCGTAGCCCTGAGCCAGCAGAGCGGGATCCACGACCGAACGGTCGAAATCATTGATACCGGCGATGCCGTCCTTGATTCCCTGTACCGTGTCATTATATCCCTGCGCTCCCGAGCGGATGTTCTGTATATATCCCGACGGATCGTCGAGGCGGTAGCTTATGTCCCGGTGTCCGCCCGTCGCGTTTTCTATCGCCTGCTTGTCGCCCAGATAGTCCTCCTGCGTCTGTCCGAAGAGCCCGCGAAGGACGTCCGCGTCCATCGGCGTTTTTCCGTCTATGCTGTCCTGCATCAGATGCACGTCGTCGGCGTTGGTCTTGCCGTCGCCGTTGATATCATACTGTCCCGTCACCGGGGCGAGCTTCGACGCCTCCTTGAGAGCGGCGTTCCTGTCGCCCTGGTTCCACGTGGGCGTTATCTGCTGCATTCCGGTCCCGCCCAAAGAGCCCCACTGCGTGCCGGAATAAGCGTTCCCCGACGCCTGCGGAGCGTAGGTCTGATACCCGCCGTAGCTGCCGCTCGGCGCCAGCATACCCGCCGCCTTGTCATACGCGGCCTGCGGCGGCTCGCCCTCCGAGGAACGGTATACCGTATCGCCCCTGTACGCGGGCGGTTCGCCCTCGGACGAACGGTACACCGTATCGCCGAGCTGCATATGTTCGTTCCCGGCGCTCCCGGTATAGGGCAGCGTCGACGTCTGAGGCTTCTCGCCTCTGTAGACGAGGTCCGACGAATACTGCGGATACGCCGGACCGTATTTTAACTGACGGTCCCTGCCCGTGTTCTGCCCGGGATACTTCGTGTAAGCGCCGGTATTTGCGCCCGACGCCGGCTTCTTATAATCGTATTCGCTCCCCCGGGACGCGCCGTTCGCGCTCCTCATCCCCGAGGACGTGCTCTGCCACCCGTTGCCGTGATCGACGACGTTGCGGTCGTCCCGTTTCGTCGTACCTTCCCGGCTGTACTGTCCGTACTCCAAATCGTCGCGTTTCGCCATCTGTGTTCCTCACCTGCTAACTGCTGACTGCTGACTGCCGACTGCTGACTGCTATCTTGGCTGCGTCGATGCCAGCGACTGATCTCTTGCCCTCTGCACTCTCCAGTGCTCCTCCGGCTTGACCGTGCCGAGGATGTCCGTCTGCGGGACCTCGGGCTCCACTCCGGGAGCGGGAGCCTGCGTCGGCTGCACGCCCTCGTAATACTGCGGGTATTCCTGAAGAAGCTGATTGTGAGCTCCCGCCGCGGGATCCATCGCGTCTATCCGGTCCGCCATCTGCATGAGCTCGCCGCTCATCTGCTGCACGGTCTGCGTCAGCGTCTGGTTCTCTTTTATCCTGTCGGTAAGATCGCTCTTGTGCTGGAAGTCCATGCATTCAAGGCAGGCGAGCGCCTGATCGGCGTTGTCCGGCGCGAAGAACCCCTGCGAATAAAGCTGGAGCATCAGCTCGTTCTGGCTCATCTTGCTGTACGGATTCGCCTTTGACGCCGACACCTCTATATCGAACGTCGGCAGCGAGTATTGCGTCGGCTGTCCCATGAACTCGCCCGACGCCCTCGGCTGCAGACCTTCGTTGGAATACTGCGCGTATTCCTCCTGCCCGGTCTCTCCGACGATTCGGAACTGCCGCGGCAGGTCGTAGAACTGTCTGATGAGCTCGATGCACAGCCAGACGATGTCCTTGTACGCCTTGTAGGTCTGTTTGAGCAGGTCGCGGCTCGTCTTGCCCGCCTGCTCCTGCATCGCAGCTATCGCGGACGCCGCCGTGACTCCGGAGCTCGTCCCGCCGTTCGCGGTGTCGCGGTTGCCGCTCGTCTCCTTGAGCTCGTCTATCTTCGCGTTGAGTATCTCGACGTAGGCGCCCGACAGACCGTTCGGCGTCATCTCCCTGATCGAGTCCTCGCCGAGGTTGCCGTCCACGTGGACGAACTCCCTCTGCCAGTCCGCGAACTCCTCTTCGTTGACGGCTCCGTCGCCCCTTATGAAGTATCTGCGCCTCGCGGCCATCAGCGCGTTCTTGGTCACCGCCTCCGACAGCGCGTCTATCTGGATCTGCGTTTCCTTGTTGATGTCCGTCACGCCGTAGCCCGCGGGCGAGCCCTCTATCGAATAGAGAGTGTCGAACACGAACGGATAGCGCCCGTGATCGTACAGCCCCGGCATGCCGTTGTTCTCCGTCGAATAAAGAACTACGCCGTTGACGAACTTGCAGTAATGCAGGACGCTCCTGTCGCCCTGCCGCTTTTTATAGTACCAGTCGATGACCGCGGACTTGTCGCTCGTCTCGACCGTGTCGTCGTATATGTACTCCGCGACCTTCACCGTCGGCGTCGACAGTTTTCCCGAAAGCCCCGGATATAGATCCTCCAGAGCGTCGTTGTCCTGTAACGTCACGTGAAAAAGGTTCGCCGAGTCCTGTATGTCGGATATCCCCGGCTGCCAGAACAGATTGAGCAGGTCTACCTTCTTGACGGCTATATCGCCGAGGCCCTGCGCCCTCGTCTTGTCCCAGAAAACTCCGTACACGCCGGTGCCCTGCTTGAGCTTGTACCAGCTCACCTCCGAATAGACCGTCTCGAAGTCGCAGTTTTCGAGGATGACCGGCACGACCTCCGACAGACGCTTCGCCTCTTCGACGTCGCCGCGCTCCTTCGGTCTTATGTTCGGCTCCGGCATGCCGTCCATCATGTCGGCGTGCTTGGATACGACCGCGGACCACAGCCACGCGGACGCGGGCGTGTAGTCCCCGTTCTTGAGATTCGGCGCGTAGGAGCTCCTCCAGTGTCTGAGCTTCCAGAACTGCTCGTTCTCTATCGTCTTCTGCTCAAGATTGCTCTTGCCGCGCTTATACTTCTGAAGGATGTTGACGGCCTTCGCGATCTGCTCCTCCCCGATCGGGATCTTCTCTTTTGTCGCCTCGGAGGCGACGTCCGCTCCCGCCGCGGTCTGCGGATTGAACGCGGTCGTGTACTTCTCGCCCTCGGGGGCGGTCCTGTACATCTCGCCCGCGGGGAGGGAAGGAGCGGAAGCGCCCGCCGCGAAGGGGGGAGGTACGCCCTCGCCGTTCACGGACGCCCCGCCTCTTTCCTGCATCGGAATAGGCGCCGCCGGTAGCACGGCAGACCCCTGCCGTATGGCGACGTCCTCTTCCGGTCTTTTTCCGCCTCTTCCGGGCATGAAATTAAGTCTCGGCATTGTCGTCCTTGTGCTCCTTCAGCGCGTCCTTGTAGAAATCCGCCTGTATCGCCGCCTGCGTGAAGCTGTTGTTTTTCCACCACGCCCAGACGGAAGCCGCGATCGTGATGAGCAGCGTCACCAGCTCGGCGGCGAGGTCGTTGTCTATCGGCAGGATCTTGTGCCCCGTGCTCGTCAGTATCTGGTTGACGAGAGCGAGCACGAGCACGACCGTCCTGATTATCGTCTGTCTGCTTACCTTAAGTTCGAGATCCATCCTGTTCACCCCGTCTTTTTAAGGTCTTCCTCAAGTATGTCGACTCTCGCCTCGACTTTGTACATCCGTTCGACGAGAGAGTTGTGTTTTTCCACCGCCGCGGTAAGCGCCTTGATGCGCTCCTCCATGACGGCCACCGTCTTATCGTTCGCCCTTTTTGATGTGACCAGCGCGATGACCAAGGACACGAACGCCGACAGTATCGTCCCGAAAAGCGTTATCAGCGCCGGCACGTAATCCATCTCACTCGTCCTCCAGTTTCGCGGCTCGCCGCAGTATGATCCTCGCGTCCTCGGCGGTCACTCTGCCGTCGCCGTTCACGTCGTATTCCGGCAATGCCTCTGTGAGCCCGGCAGCGGCACGCAGAGCCTCTCTTGCCATCTCGGGGCCATATTTCACTGCCTCGCCCGTATCGTCGCCGTTTGAGGCCTCTGGCGCGCTGTAGACGCACTCTCCCTCGGAGTTGAACACGCTGTACCCGGGCGGGCACGATTCCTTGGCGAGCTCAAGGTTCCTGTGGGCCGCGATCTGGCTCGCCTCGTTCTCCCAGAGGAGCCTTGTCCGGTACCACTGTCCGTCGCTCTTGACCGGCGCGGTATAGACCACGTTCCAATCGGAGTCGTATACGTTGTATCCCTCCGGGCAGGCCTTCTCCGCGTTCTCAAGGTAATAGTACGCGCCGATCTGGCTTCTCGCGTCGTTGCGGCTCGCCCTGACGCGGTACAGCGCGCTGACCTGCGCCTTAAAGGACTCCGTCACGATATCCTCAAAGGGATAATACTGACCGGGGCAGTCCGTGTCCGACACTTCCGAGTGCCGGTATATCGTCCTGATGCCCGGGTATCTCGCGATCAGGTCCCTGCACAGCTCGACTATCGCCTTCTTCTGCGCTTCGGGCATGACGTTGCGCCGGTGGTACCTGCCTTCCGCGCATATCCCGAGCGTTTCTATATTCGCCCAGTTCGCGTACTTATACGCCTTCTTGCGCTCGTTCGCTCCGGCGTGAGCTCCCACGGCCCATTCCGGTCGGCCCTGCCAGACGCTGCCGTCCTTGCGGACGTAGTAGTGGTATCCGATGCCGTTCCAGCCGCGCGCCTGATGCCATCTGTGTATATCCGCGACGCTCGTGTTGTCGCTCTCGGAGTGATGCAGGACTATCCCCGTCACCGCTTTCTCGCGCCTCGTCAGCGCCCACGCGAATCTTAATCCCGCGTCGTTTACCGTTATCGCCATGCGCGTCACCTCCGGTGATGATCGATGCTGAAGAATGGATACTGAAGAATGAATAATATCGGATGGGTGAGGGCGTAGCCCTCCCTTGATTATTCACTCTTCACTCTTCACTCTTCTCTCTTCACTCTTCACTCTTTTTCTCTTCACTCTTCGCAGTAAGGCGGGGCCCCGCGTGCGCGGAGCCCTGCCCCTTCCGCGTCAGTTCGCCTCGTCCGTACCGGAGAAGGTCGAGCCGACTTCAAGTCTTACGATGTACTCCTGCTGGAGGATCTTGGCCGCGTAAGCGGGGATCTTCCAGCCGATGGTGGAGCGCTGGTTGAGCGGGTCGGCGGTGCCGGCGGAGCCCATGCCCTTGACTATGGTCTCGATGCCCGCGCCCTCGATGTCCACGATGCCGTAAGCGTCGCGGCCGAGGAAGATGCAGCCGTAGACCGCCGCGTTGGAAGCTCCCGCGCCGCCGGGAGCGATGGTGCTGTTGTCGCCGGTGGCGGCGGTCGGCTCGGTGACGAGCTCGAGCGTCGCGCTGCCGGCGGAGCCCGCGGTGGCGCCTACGATGTAGTTCCACGTGGTCACGGGCGTGCTCGCGCCGTCGGTGATGAGTATCTCGCGGCCTGCGAGCGCCCTCGCCTGCGCGTCGGTCAGGGCCTCGTCGATAGTAAGGATCTTGCCGTCGACGGAAGCTATGGTAAGTCCGGACGTAGCGCCGTAAAGGTTGGAAGACTTGAAGACCTTCGCTTCGGTGCTCTGGATGAAGCGGCAGCCGTACAGCTCGCCGATCTCGCCCTGGTAAAGGTTCTGGCTGTCTGCGCCGCCGGCGGTGTGCGCCTGTACCCACGTGGTGTCCTGCATCAGGTCGTGAGCGACGGACGGATGGATGATGGCGACGTATTTGCCGTTTATGGTCGGCGCGTTCATTTTTCTGAGCTGCGTGACGGCCTTCAGAACGTCCGCGGCGGTGATCTTGTCGGAAGCGGTGAGCGAGCTCCTCGCTGCGACGCTTCCGTGATACATGACCTGCGTGCCGCTGTTGAGCTCGTTTCTGACGATGGTGTCGAGCGTCAGAGCCGCGTTGTCCGCGTGTCTCTCGGTCACCTCGAGGATGACGTTGTCGATCGCGGTCATGTCAAGGAGGTCGGAAACGGTCGTATAGTCGCCGTACTCTTTGACTTCCTTGGTGATATAACCGACGTTGATGGGCGTCCCGTTCGGCGTGACGCCTTCCTGAAGGGGATTGAGAGCCTTCTTGAAGGGGCTCCAGCGTCTCCACTCGATCACCTTGCCGCCGTTGCGGGGGATCGGCGTCTTCTTGCCGAACTGCGTGTGTACGAGATTCGGCTTCGCGGTATCGAGAAGGTACTTCGAATAAAATGTTTTCATCTCCGGCGACAGGTCGTTGCCTACGGAGTGAAGTAAGGTAGTCTGGGTGTTCAGCTCTGCCATTGTTTGTCATCTCCTTAAAAAAGATAAAGTTAGAAGCTGATCTTCTCGCCTCGCGCGACTCTCTCGCGGATCCTTTCAAAGTCCTCGTGAGTGAGCGTCGAGGGATCGGATTTATACGTCGCGCCGGGGGCCTGCTTCAGGCCGTTCTCCGACGGCATCTGCGTCGACTTCTTTATCTTCGCCGCAGCCGCGGCCTCGCCCTGTTTCGCGCCGTACTGCATAACGGCGGGCATGATCTCGTTCCTGTGTATCACCGAGTAAGCGGTAGCTACGTCCACTCCCGCCCTCAGCAGCTTCATGAATCCGGGGTCCTGCGCCTCCGTTCGCAGATCGATGCCGGGATAGATCTGTTTCGCCTGTTCGGTCTGCTCGACCCACTTGGCGTAGATCTGCTGCGCCTGAGCGTCGGTCTCGCGCTCTCTGGCGGCGGCGCGGAATTCTTCGTTCTCCGCTTCCAGCTTCTTGATCTGCTTGAGCTGCGCCACAGTCAGCCCTTTCTCGAGAGCCTCGTCCTCGTAGTAGGAGTCGTCATCCTGTACGGCCTTGACGATCGCCGCCGCGTCCGACGGGTCGACGCCGTACTTCGTGCCGAGCATCTGCATGAGAGGAGCGAGCCCATCGAGCTGCCTCTGCGTCGCGTCCGCCTTCCTGAGGCGGCCTTTGATTATTCCCTGGACTTCCGAGTCAAACTCGTCCTTGAATCTCGTCTTGAATTCCTGGTACTGAGCCTGTCTGTCCGTCGAGGTATCCTGTCGCGCCTGGCCGTCGTCGCCCTGTGTCTGCGGCTTGCCGTAGACTATCTGACCGTCTGTCGCGTTCGGACTCTGCGCGGCGTCCGCAGCATTTACGCCCGTATTCCCGACCGCGGAGGTCGATGCCGCCGCGGCAGAAGTCCCGTTAGATTCAGCCATATTCTGCTTCCTTTCACGTTTCTTAAAGTATTATACCAAATATCAAAAATTGATGCTAACCCTCTTCAATCGCGAATAATTCCGCATTCCTCATTCCTCATTCCTCATTCCGAATTTCCTCCGTCTCTTCCAGCGCCTTCCGGACCCTCTCGAACGCGTCCTCCGTCGCCTCGACGAGCCGTCTCAGATACAGCATCAGGTATTCGACGTTCCGCGTGTCCTTGCTCGTCGCCATCGGCTCGTTAAAATCAAAAAGTCTGTCCACTGTTCTGTCCTCCGTCCGTGATCTCGTAGGCTATCGACACGATGCGCGCCTGCCCCTCGCCGCTCATGCGCAGCCGGAAGCTGTCGCAGCGTCCCGGGATGATCGGCACGCGGTACGTGAACACGCCCTCGCGGTCGAAGAACGCCTGCCGCTCCCACTGTCCTCTGTCGCACGACAGCCAGAGCTCCGCGTATCCTCCCGCGGCGACTCTCATCCGGATCCTCGCTGCGGATATATACTTCATGTCGGGCATGTTGACGTACACGTCCCCGGTCGTCGCCTGCCACTGCACCGGCTCGCTCTCCTTGATCATCCTGCTGATCCGTTTTGTTGAGACAAGCCGCCCCGCTGTCGCGTCGAATCCGATCACTCCGCCGTCGGAGAACGGCGCCAAACAGGTAAAATAGTGATCTTCCAGACGGTACAGCGCGCCCTTCTCCGTGTCGTAGACGAAAAGCGAGGGGCTGACGCCCACTATATGAGAGATCAGACCTTTTATGTAGAAGATCAGATCGGCAAGAGGAGAGGGATTCGGCGGTCCGGGCAGATCTCCGTCGCCTGCGAACAGCGGCGACCCGTCGGCGTTCGCGGTGACCTTGCTCGCTGCTATGTATATGAAGCGTCCGTCCGCGGCGAGAGCGGAAGCGTCGATATCCGTGTTCCCGAGCGCAGCGGTCAGCCGCTGCGAATACGACCCGCCGTATACCCGCGGACCGTCGGACGACTGATAGTATACCGCGCCGTCATTCACACACAGCGCCCCGGCGCTTTTCTCCTCGATGCCCCGGGTGTCCCGCTTCGTCACCTTGAAGGACGACGGCAGCGAGCCGCTGACTTCGAACACGCAGTTATCTTTGAAGAATACCGGCGTCCCGCCTACGTCGCAGGCGCCCGTGAAGTCTCCCGCGGTACCCACCTCGGATATCCACGCCTTGCTCATGTTGTAAAAGTCGTAAGGATCACCCTGCGCCGAGCATCCTATTTCGTTGACGAGCCCGTTTTCTGTCTGTCCGAAACCTGCCCACCATATCCGGTTCCCGCTCTCACAGATGCACTGGAAAGGCGGAAGTTTTCGCTTTATCGTTGCCGTTATCGCCTGCCTCTGCGACGTATAGCCGAACGTTGCTTTCCCGTTCCAGTTTACCGCGTGCCCCTGCTCTTGCCGCCACGTGCCCGTCTGGCTGTCGATGTCCGGGCAGTAATCGAACGGCGCTCCGGAGAACTCGGCGTTTATAACGATATGATCGTTTCCGACTGCGAAGATGACGTACTCACCGTCGAGAGCCGTTCCCGTCCCGGATACGCTGATCGCGTCGTCCTTTCGGAACTTGGCAGCGTCCGATGTAAACAGTTTCAGGAACTTATTCTGCGTGACCCACGCGTGCGTCGTCCAGTTGTTGGAAGACGAGCACCTGCGTATCTCGTACCCCTTGTATGACAGTGTGTTTCCGTTTGCGTCGTACCGCGTTCTCGTCTCACCGTTCGCCATCATCGCGATAAAAGAAGAGACCCCGTGTTCCTGAAGCCACTCGATCTCTTCGGCGTCGGGCTCCCCATCGTGCGGGTATACGGCGGTGTATCCGTCGATCTCCGCTCCGAAGTCCGTCAGATCCACGTCCGTGAAACCAAACTCCGTCGCCGTCGTTGTTGCCTCAACGGTATCGGCCTCCCCCGTATCGAGATTGACGACGATCATTTCCGGTGCGATTATCAGCCTCCTGTCGATGACCGCGAGCGAATGCTCGACAGCGTTCGAATTCAGGTTTATAACCTTGAACCCCCGCGTCGTCGTATTCCCGTCCGCTCCGAAGACTAGTTTGTTCCCGGTCACGGCGATATCGCTGTTATACGTCGTTAGCACGTATACGGGTTCCTCGGAAAACTTGCCGTTCGACGGCGTCGTGCCCGACAGATCGTCCCTGCATACTGTCACCGTCGTTATCGCTCCGACGTACTCTCCCTCGCCGAACTGAGCCCGGGAGAGATATCTGTACGCCCGCGTCACCAGCTCCGGCGCGCCCTCCGGCGACATATTCAGCATCTCGCTGAAGCTGTTGTTCGCGATCCGGTTTCTCAGGTCGAGGCCGCCGAAGTCGTCGATATACTGCGTCGCGCTGTCCGGGAAGTAGCTTCCTCTGTATCTCATCGGTTTATCTCCATTCCTTTATAGAGGGTGTGGGCGAAGCCCACCCTTACCTGCTAACTGCTGACTGCTGACTGCTAACTGTTTTCCGGCGTCGCCTCGTCGATCTCTTCGTCCGTCAGCTCGCCCGGCAGCGAGAGAGCGCCGCACGGACGTTTCCCGCGTCGCGTCGGGATCGTGTATATCGTCCTGGTCTTCTCGCCGTACGGCATATGTGTTCGGTTATAGAAGCGGCGCCACGACGCCAGCGCCTCCTCGAACTGCGCCGTCGCGTTGGTGAGCAGGACGCTCTCTCCGTTGTACCGTGCGACCTGCATCTCAAGATAGTATTCATAGAGGCGCGAATACGGCTCCGGCGCGAGCAGATTGAGCCCGCCGACCACCGCAATGTCGACCGACGGTTCTCCATCGCCCCACGGGAACGGGACTGCGACGTCCGCGGTATCCGTCCCGCCCGTCGTCGCAGTATCTATCTCCGAACGCGACAGCGCCCCGTCCGGAGCGTTCCTGGACGCGATAAACTCCCCGCCCCCCTCGTGCGTCTCTATGATCTCGCGTCTGATCTCCCCGTCGAGCTCCGCGAGCCAGCGGATCTTGTCCGCCGCGTCGAAGCCGTTCGGCTTTAATCTGTTCACCCGGGTTATCGCACTGTTGACTGTCATGATTCCCTTCACCCTTTCGTGCGTATTGCGTTTTGCGTTTTGCGTTTTGCGCTTATATGCGGTAGAAGTCCGTGACCGATTTGGTCTTCTTCTGCCGCTGGTTGAGCGGATCCTCGACCTCCGGCAGCGCCGCGGGCGCCTGCCTCGGGCTGATCGGGTTCTCCATCAGCAGATACCGCCACTCGTCGTAGATGTGATCCTCAAGGGCCGTGTCTATGTCCTCCACGTCAGACTGCGAATACACCAGCGCAGGTATAGTGCGGATGAAATGAGGACAAGAAGAGAAGCAGTAGAACATCGGCTTCCCGTCCTGACCGAAGGCGAGCCGGTAGTGGCACTGCATCTTGCCTGCGATCCTGGTGTTGTCCGCGGGCCGGAAGTAGATGAAGTTCGGAGCCGCCGCCATCAGGCTCGCGACCGACGCTCCGCGGCTCTCGTCGAATATCGACGGGTCCGCGACGCCGAGGATCTTCCGTCCCTTGAGGTTCTCGTCCTCGGATTCTATCCGTTTGATGTTCGCCGCGATCTCGGAAGGCGGGATCTGTAAGCCCGTGTTCGGTGTGCCGGTACAGCCGTAGTATTCGCGTATCCGGTATATCACGCCGTACTCGTCGGCGGCGTACCACCCGACTGAAAAGGGACGGGCGTACCCGAAGTCGAAGCTGCGCCAGACCTTCCAGTACGAAGGTATCTTGAACGGCTCGATGACGTGCGTATATTCCCGATCGGGATTCGGGTCGTTCCGCCATTCGCGGAATACCTGCCCGGAGAAGCTGTCCCAGCTCCCGTACAGCAGCGCCTGGCGCTCCGCCTCCGGCAGCATGCCCAGAGCGGCGACGTAGGCGGGGTCCTGCTCCATCAGGATAGTGTTATCAAATACGGTCGAGGGCACGAACACCCGCGAGCGCGTGATCTTCCGCGTCCCGCCGCCCGGCTCGTTGACCGTTATATCCTCTCTGATCGGCGTCATCGGCGGCGCGGGCGTGATGAACCGATCCTTGACCCACCCGTGTCCGACGCCTCCCGGGTTCGTCGCCGCTCTGATATACACCCGCGTCTTTCTGTCAGACCCCGTTCCCTTGCTGGGACGGTTTCTCGAGAACATGTACGAGTACTCCTCCCATGTAAAATGGGTAAGCTCGTCGAACGCGATGTAGTCGAAGCGTTTTCCCTGGTAGTCGGTTCTGGACGCGGTATGCTGCATCGACCCGAAGTATATTTTCGCGCCGGAAGGGAACGTCCACACGTGCTTACTGTCGTTATATCCCGCCGCCGGGAACGCCGCCGTGTAGAGCTCGCGGGAGCGGTCGATCAGCTCGCTGAGCTGCGGATAGGTCTTGCGGAGGATCAG